TGGGGTTTTCTTTTGCCTATAAACTTGTAGCTATCAGTTGAGTGTTAGCACCGCTGTGTCTGTTGAGTGTCAGCACCGCAGGAACCCCCTCAAATCAAATTATTAGGAGAATCATGTCTGACTTTATTAAGTCACAAATGGATGCTCGCAACAACCTCATCGCACAGGCTAGGGAAGTCCTAGACATTGCTGAGGCTGAAAAGCGTGGCCTATCCGCAGAAGAAAACCAGAAGATTGCTCGTATCGAGGCTGACATTGACCAGGCCGACACAGCTATCTCAACTGCTCGTAGCATCGCAGAGCGTGAAGCTCGTGCAGCAGAAGCAGCAGCATCATTCGCACCACAGGCATCAGCACCAGCTAACACTGACGCTGACATCCTTCGCGCTATTGCAATGGGTGAAACTCGTGGACACGAGTTCGCTCGCGAAGCTCGTACCCTAGTTCCATCAAGCAACACTGTTGGTCAGAGCTTCTTCGACCAGGTGTTTGAGATTGCACAGCTAGTTGGCCCAATGCTAACCACCTCTGAGGTGTTCAACACTTCCTCTGGTGAGAACCTAGTTATCCCAACTGTCACCGCAACCTCATCCGCAGGATCAGTTGCAGCAGCAGGAACCATCGCTGAAAGCAACCCAACCTTCTCCAGCATTACACTAGGAGCTGAGAAATACGCAGCGCTATGCCAAATCGCCAGCGAACTAGTGAGCGATGCCGGATTTAACATCACCAGCTACATCGCACAGCAGCTTGGAACCTCACTAGGTCTACAGGCTAACTCTGTTCTAACTGCAAAGCTTGCATCAGCAGCTGGCTCAGTAGTGCAGGGTACTGCTCGTGCAGCTACCTACGAGAACCTAGTTGACTTGGTATACGGCATCGCAGACGGCGCTCGTGTTCTACCTGGTCTAGGTTTCCAGATGAGCAAGACCGGTATTGCAGCAGCTCGCAAGATGAAGGATGGCTCAGGTGCTTACATCTGGACCGACTCCGCAGTCCCAGGACAGCCAGCAACACTACTTGGCTACCCAGTATTCGAGAACCCAAATGTGGCAGCAGTAGGCTCAGCTACAAAGAGCGTATTGTTCGGACACTTGCCATCATTCAAGGTAAGAGTTGCCGGTGGAGTTCGTGTTGACCAGTCAGCCGACTTTGCTTTCAACACCGACACAGTCACCTACCGAGGCATCATTCGCCTAGATGGTGGACTGACCCACGCAACCCACATTGGATACTTCCAGGGTGTAGCTAGCTAATAGCTAAATAAGCTGACAAGCCCCAAGCGTGTAGGTTCGCTTGGGGCTTGTCTTTTGCTAGGATAAACGCAAGAGAGGACAACCTACAAATGGGCAAAACAAACAAAAGACTAAAAGGCACAGTTTCTGTCTTTAGCAATTCACCAGGACAGCCGACAGGATACGGCCAAGCAGCCGATGCCCTTGTCAAACTTCTCAAGCGTGATGGTGCCAATGTCGCCGCTTTATCTAACTACGGCCATGAAGGCATCAACACAATCTACAAGACCAAGTGGGGCGAGGTTCCCATCTATGCACGAGGCAATGAGTCCTACTCAAACGATGTAGCCCCTGCACACCACAAGCATTGGAAAGCTCTAAACGATGAGCAACCAGACTTGATGATTACCCTTTACGATGTCTGGGTCTTGACCTCAAAACACTTTGACTCTATCCCCATTGCAAGCTGGACACCGATTGACCACAACCCAGTTCCACCAGGGGTATTGAAGTGGCTACAAAAAGAAAATGTCACGCCTCTAGCAATGAGCAAGTTTGGACTTGACCAGATCAACAAGGTTGGAGTTGAGGGGCACTACATCCCCCACAGCATTGACACCAAAGTATTCAGATACACAGACAAGATTGAGGGTATGTCCAAAGAGGAATTTATGGGCTTTGAAAATGACCGCTTTGTCGTTGGTATGAATGCTGCTAACAAGTCATCAGGCATCTTGCACCGCAAGGCTTACTCAGAGAACATGATGGCTTTTGCAATGTTTGCTCGCAAGCACCCAGAGGCAATGCTATACATACACGCAGATGCCAGCTCACCTCACGGCTGGAACCTTATGGCACTAGGACAGCTACTAGGCATACCGCCAGACAACATGACTTTCCCAGACCCACTTGCCTACCGCTACGGCATGAGTCAGGAAACCCTTGCAGGGATCTATTCAAGCTGGGATGTAATGCTTGCTACTAGCTACGGAGAAGGCTTTGGGATACCGACAGTCGAGGCACAGGCAGTTGGTGTGCCGGTGATTGTAAGCAACTTTGCTGCTTCACCGGAACTTGTTGGGGATGGTTGGGCAGTATCAGGTCAGCCACTTTATGACCCAGCTCAGCACTCGTTCTGGAACATCCCATCGGTGCCAGAGATAGTAATGGCATTAGAGGAAGCCTACGAGCGTGGCAAGAATAAGTCAGCCAAGGCAGTTGAGTTTGCTCAAAACTTTGACCACGAAAAGGTCTGGCAAGAGAACTGGCTACCTGTATTGGACAAGCTACTAAAGTGATTGCCTGGGTGTCCCATCACCTACCAGACCAAGATGGCAAGCTAGTTGGTGGTGCAGAGATGACAGATGTGGCATTGCTAACCGATGCCCCAACTGACTACACAATCATCACCCCAGATAACTGGAAGCAAGCCTTAGAGTTCGACAAGATTGTCATAACAGGCACAGACCTACTTAGCCCCTTTGCCATGACACAGCTCGCTAGGCGCAAACCTGTCGTTGCTATTCATCACTTGCAAACAAGAACTGAGGAAAGAGGTGAGTTGCTTAGCTCAGCCTCAACCCTTATCTGCCACAGCCCTAGACACCTTGAGCTTGAGCTGTCTTGGACTAAGCCAAAACAAAGCACTTGGATAATTAGCCCACATGACCCAAGCCAGTTCACAGCTAAACCCAAAGAGGATTTTGCCTTGTGGGCAGCAAGGTGGCATGAGCAAAAGGGGCCACTCCAAGCAATACAGTGGGCAAGTCAGAGATCTATCCCCTTGCTGATGATGTATGACAAGACAAGAGCTGAGGTATTAGAGGCTATGAGCCGAGCTAAGGATTTTGTCTTTTTGCCTAATGGCTTTGATGCCGAGCCACGCACAATAGTCGAAGCAGTCCTGTCTGGCTGTCAGGTACACACAAACGACCTAGCCGGCATAACCTCAATACCTAACTGGCAAGACCCTGAAACCCTAGCTAACTTAGTCAGCAATGCAAAGGAACTATTTTGGAACACAGTCCTACAATAGGCATCTGCTCAAGTTTGTTTGGTACTGGCTACTCTGGCTTTTACCCAAGATGGTGGGCCGGCATCAAGTCGCTCAATAAGCAACCAGCCGAGATAGTTATTGTGCATGACCCTCAAAATAAAGATGAGGTACTTGCTAACATCCCAGAAAACTACAAGGCAATAACAAAGACAATAGAGATGACCGGCACCTACTCAGACTTTAGGCTTGCCATGCAAAGGTCTTTGACAACTGACTGGATTTCTGTCGGCGATGTTGATGACCAGTATCTTCCAGGTGCTTTTGATGAGCTTGACCAAGCACACGCTGAGGGTTGCGACATCTACATTGACAAGGTGCAATTCAAGCATGACGGCTCAATCTTTCAGGGTACTTGGCAACCCCAGAACATCCCTTACAAAATGACCTGCCCTGGCAATGCCCCTATAAAGCGAGAGCTATACGAAAAGACTGGTGGTGCCAAGGGTGGCAGCTTTTATGATGACTGGGAACTTTACATCAGGTGCGTTGCAGCCGGTGCCAAGCCTTTCCACGCCACTACTGTTAGGCTTATTCACGACCTTGGACACGATAGGGTCACGCTAAGCGGAGTTAACAGACCGAGCATAAACGACAGCATCGGACAAGATGCTATAGCCAGAGTCAGACAAGAGCTGGGTTTTTAGGAGAGAGCAATGAAGGTAGGAATCACAGGCGGTCAGGGCTTTATTGGCTCATGGGTTGCAGATGAACTAGAGAGGCGAGGCCACTCTGTTCTGAGCCTAGATCATCGAGTACGCACAAAGACTGACAATGTTATGCTCGGCGATGTTCGAGATGAAACAGCAGTCATGGAGTTTGCAGCTCATGTTGACGGCATCATTCACCTAGCGGCAGTTTTGGGCACAGTCGAAACTATTGACCGACCATTGCCAGCAGCAGAAACAAACATCATGGGTACGCTCAATGTGTTTGAGGCCGCATCTCGCTATGACCTGCCGGTTGTCTTTGCAGCAGTCGGTAATGCCAACATTGCCAGAGGTACATACTGCATCACAAAATCTGCCTCAGAGCGATTTGTAGAGATGTACCGAGAGGATCGTGGACTAAGGGTCACAAGCGTAAGACCCATGAATGCTTATGGTCCAAGACAGTCTGCACCTGAGCCTTATGGTGCTGCCAAGGTTCGCAAGATTGTTCCAAGCTTTGTATGCTCAGCTCTTGCTGGCGACCCACTAAAGGTTTATGGAGATGGCAGTCAGGTCAGCGATTCAGTCTGGGTTGGCGATGTTGCCAGGGTGTTTGTGACTGCCCTAGAAAAGGCAGCTGAGGGGATTGTGCCGACACACCCGATAGATGTTGGCAACGAGCATCCAACTACTGTCCTAGAGGTTGCTAACGAGGTTCTAAAGAATGTAATAAAGGGCACAATCGAAACTGTGCCTATGAGGGCTGGTGAGCCTTTTGGTGGTCCTATGAGTACCCAAGCAGACTTGCTAAAGGTTGTCGAGGCTATCAAGACAGCAAACCCTAAGCTAAGACCTCAAGATGTTAGGCGAGTCGTTAGAGAGCTAGGCACAGTTGTCAGCGCAGACATGACAACCCTAGAGGCTATTGGAGTTGATCCTGCAAGCTTCAAGCCGTTGTCTGAGGGTATTGCCGAAACAGTAGAGTGGTTTAGGGCAAACCGAGGCACAGCTTGGGATACTAATTAGCAGATAGACTAGAGGCATTATGGCAATCACAAACGGCTACGCAACTCTCCTAGATGTCAAAAGTGCCCTACGCATCACAGACAGTATGGATGACACCCTACTTGAAACCGCTATCGAGTCAGCCTCAAGAATGATTGACGGCTTCACAGCTCGCACCTTTTCCAACGCTGGCACCGCTGTAAGAAACTACGCAGCCACCGATGCTATCAACCTAATTATTGATGATGCAATTACAGTCACCAAGGTTGAGTCAACAGATGAGATTGGCGACACTTACACAGAGTGGAAGGTCACCGACTATCAGCTTGAGCCAGTCAACGGCAGAGCAGATGGACTCTACTCACCATTTACAGGCATCAGGGCAATCAACGATTACTCTTGGCCTGTTGTTGACTATCAGGCACTTGTAAGGATTACCGGCACTTGGGGCTGGCCTACTGTACCTACTGCCGTCAAGCAAGACTTTTCAAGCGTTTAGACTCACCGCTGGGTGTTGCTGGGTTTGGCGACATGGGAGCAATCAGAGTTAGCCGATTCCTAGACTCAGATGTTGAGCAACTGCTTATGCCTTACAGAATTATGAGGAACTTCGGCTAATGAGCATCAGCCTAATTAGGCAGGGCCTAGCCAACAATCTTGCAACCATTCCAGGGCTTAGAACAGCGGCTGAGGTTCCTGATCTACCTAACCCCCCTATTGCTATTGTCGCTCTAAACTCTGTCACCTACGACAGGGCCTATGCCCAAGGCATGACCAGCTACATGTTTACAGTCACTGTCATAGTCGGCAGGGTTGCCGAAAGAGAAGCACAAAGACGGCTTGATGCCTACATTTCTACTGGGTCAAGTAGTGTCAAGTATGCAGTAGAATCAGATAAGACTCTCGGTGGTAATGCCTACGATTGCCGAGTAGTGTCAATGGACTCAGTTGGGTCTTTGACAATCAGCGACAACACATACCTGGCTGCTGACTTCACAGTCACAGTCATAGCAAACTAGGAGAATAAATTGGCAAAGTTTTACGCACAAGACTACAAGATTACAATCGGCACAGCCGTACTAAGCGAGGACATCGCTTCT